GGCAAAGTATAATATTGTGAAGTTGACATATTTTAGATGATTGGTTTGCTTAGAATTGATCTTAATCCAGATTCAACTAAATTGATTGAACTTTTATTTAAAATTTTAATTTTAGATTTTTTTGTATTTAATTCTAATTCATACTCATATACTGTTTCTAGACTTCTATTGTTTGCCGCTAAACTTGTGTATTCTAGCACATCAATTATATTTCTGTCAGCATCGTAGTAATACTTTGTGGTCGATAATGCGCTCTGTAGACTACCATATTTAAATGTAAGATATTCATTAAAGGTCTCAGAACTTCTAGGCCAATCGTCATAAATGCTATGAACACCATTAGTCAACATGATGATCCAATCATATCCTGGATCTTCATAAAACTTATACGAAATGAAGTCTGGACTTTCTCCATTGTTAACAACATATGGTGAATAAGATATTGATCTATATTGCGTAAGAAAGTCTTTTATCTTAGTAACTACATTTATATCAATTGCTTTTAAAAAATTGTAGTCATCGACTTTGTATGCAATTTTGGGGTAGTATGTGAATATGCTCATATTAGAAAATCGTTCTCGAATTACCTGCTTCGTTGTGATTAGCCGACATAAAATCGGCAGTCGGCAATGTTGTTTCTCTTAAGCTAATGGTTAATGTGACTTCTGATGGATAATATTTGCCACCCTTAGCAGTAGTATTAGTAAAGAAAACCATTTTATTTTGTCCACCATAATCAATTGCCACATTTTCTATAACGCAGTATGCGCTTTGAAAAATTTCTCCCATATCAATGGATGCGTCTGCGCCTTCTGCCGTACCAGTTGTCTTCTTCAAAAGAATTTGAAATTGACACATATCTGGATATCCAAAAGAAAAATTACTGCCCTGCGTTTCGCCGCCAATCACATTTGGATTACCACCAGTAATTAGTAGAATATCAGCGTCAGTTAATGTAATTTTTGGATCAGCCGCTGGTGCTTCACCCGCCTTTGGTGCGGCGCCTTCTTTCACGCTTTCGCCTTCTTTACCTTTAATATTTTCAAATCCCCCACTACCTTTTGGTGATGATGCTATCTGAAATGTTTTTATAATGTCAATCATTTTTTCGGCTTCTGCTTGACTTGTTGGCTTCATAGTAAATGGCAATTGAAAACTTCTAAAGACTGGTCCATTATAAATCAATTGTTGAAATGTATTTAAAACTCTTCTTGTCAAAAATTCGTATTGTGCTTTTCCACTTAAACCAGCAGACCCAAGAAATCCAATTGCGGCACCACCAGCACCTGCTAATTGTTTATACACGGAATCAAGGCCGCCTTTAACTAATGTGGCTAAGTTGGTACCAAGATCGGATCCAGAAGCAGAAGAATCTGGCGAACCAAAAATTGATTGTGTTTCGCTATATCGATTTGACAATGCAGTCTGAAACGTTCCGCCCATGCGTATAAATACGATTGGTGCCTTCCCAGGTATGGCTTCACCGAAAGCATTGTAAAATTGAAATCTTGCCATTGGCGTAACAAATTCTGAGTGTCCATAATCTGAACCAAAAATTAATAATGGTTTGTCAGGATACTTAGAGCCGCCTCTAGCCGTAGCAAAAGGAGATAAATCAGTAGATGCCATATTTTTTCCCTAAATTAAATTCTTATTCTATTTATGTCTTACAAAGGTAAATTTAAACCTAAAAACTATCAAAAGTACAAAGGTAACCCAACAAATATTACATATCGTAGTTTGTTGGAACGTAGATTCATGGTCTACTGTGATGAGACTTCATCTATACTTGAATGGTCTTCCGAAGAAGTTGTTGTGCCTTATGTGTCTCCTGTTGACAATAGATATCATAGATATTTTGTTGACTTCTGGATGAAATACAAAGATAGAAACGGCGATATCAAATCTGTGCTGATTGAAGTCAAGCCAGACATACAAACACGCCCTCCAGTTCGAAAAAACACACCCAATGGTAAACCAACTAGACGATTCATCAATGAAGTAATGACATGGGGTGTAAATCAAGCAAAGTGGAAAGCGGCAACAAAGTACTCAATTGAAAGAAACTGGGAATTTAAAATCATAACCGACAAAGATTTGAGATAAATAGAAGATGATATTTGATAACATACTCATTCAAGGCGCTAGACAAGGCATCATTCCTGCAAGAACAGTTGCAGCCAGGGAGTGGTATAGGTCTGCGGCTGGCAAATTAATGTCAAACATAAGTCCTTCAGTCTTTGAAAAACGAACCGATGAAGCAAGAAAAGTTTCTTCAATGGAATTTGGATACATGTACGCATTCAAGTATGATCCAAAAACAAAAAACGATTTGCCATATTACGACACATTTCCGTTAATCTTTCCTGTGAGAATGGACTCTGATGGATTCTTAGGAATTAACTTTCACTACTTGCCACCAGTCTTACGTGCTAAGTTAATGAATGCATTGTATTCTACACTAACAAACAAAAAATATGATGACACAACAAAAGTCAAAATCTCATACTCTATTCTACAGTCTGCATCTAAGTACAGATACTTTAAACCAATGCTAAAGAAATATCTAAGAAGTCATGTGCGTTCACAATTCTTAGAGATACAAGTCAACGAATGGGATATGGCTATTTTTCTACCAACAGAGTCTTTCAGAAAAGCAGACACAGGGCGTGTCTGGGAAGAATCACGCAAACAAATAGGAAGAACATAATATGGCTCATGTAACAGATCATGGCACAATTACTGTAACAGCCGCACGACCAGTCACGCCAGCAAACTATGCAATATCAAATTTACGTGCCAAATTGGGTGTTCTTGCTAGACCAAACAATTTTTCTGTGAAAATAACTTGTAATCTTAAATTGACTGAGTTGACAAGTCGTATTAAAGATACATTTGAATTCAGATGCGAAAAAGCAGAATTGCCAGGAAGAACAATTGCGACTTCAGAAAACACAGGTTCTGGTCCAACAATTAAACTTGGATATGATATGACTTACAACGACATTCAATTGTCTGTAATATGTGCTAATGATATGAATGAGCGTGTCTTTTTTGAAAGTTGGATGGACTTTATCATAAAACCAGCTGGTTATGACTCTGGCGATCAAGCTGGAACCATTGCATATTATTCAGATTATGCATCAGGAAATAAACTTACTGTGTCTCAGCTTAATGATTTTGGCTATCCAATCTTAACTTATGAGTGCATGGATATTTATCCAATTGCACTTACCCCTATGAATGCAACTTGGGAAGAAACTAACACTTATCAACGATTTGGTGTAACACTTGCGTATAGATATCATACATTTAGAGAATACGTGTATACGCCCCCGTCCACCAAGAAATAAACTTTTTTAATATAACTACCGGAGAAATACTATGGCTTTACCAAAAATTAACAACCCAATATTTGAATTGACTTTACCATCAACAGGTGCAACTATCAAATATCGTCCATTCTTAGTGAAAGAACAAAAAATTCTTTTGCTTGCTATGGAATCACAAGATCAAAAATCAGTATTGACAGCAATTAAACAAATTGTCAATAACTGTGCTATTGATGAAATCGACACAAGTAAAATTCCAACATTTGACTTAGAGTATTTCTTTATGAGACTCAGAGCAAAGTCAATCGGTGAAACAATTGACTTGAATTTGCGTCATCCGACTGGATACAATTCTGACGTTCAAGAGTGTGATGGCATTACTAAAATGTCTTTAAATTTGTTAGAAGTCGAAGTTGTAAAAACTGAAAATCACACAGACAAAATTGTTCTTGATGAAGAAACTGGCATTGGAATTAAATTAAAATATCCTAACGTCAACATGGCTATAGACGCTGGTTTAAATACCGAAGATAAGCATCAAATGGATATGGCAACAGATGCAATCATTAATAGCATTGAGTACATCTTTGATAAAGAAAATGTATTTAAGAAAGAAGATTACACAAAGAAAGAACTATTAGAGTTCATTGAAAACTTGAATCAAGAACAATACTTGAAACTGACAAAGTTCTTTGAATTGATGCCTAAGCTAAAACACAAAGTAGAATGGAAATGTCAGAAATGCGGATGCAGAGATGAAATCACTATGGAAGGCCTGCAAAGTTTTTTCGGATTCTGATAGGAGGCGAAAGTCTAGCTACCTACTATCAGACTAACTTTTCTCTAATGCAACATCATAAATATGATTTGGAAACGTTAGAGAATATGATACCCTTTGAACGTGAATTGTATATAATGTTATTGTCTCAACATATTGAGAATGTAAATGAACAACAGAAATTACAAGCACAACAAAGAGGAAGAAGATAATGGCTACGCAAAAAGAATACGAAAAGCTAAGTGATAGCGACAAGAAAAAAGAAGATTGGATGAACAATAAATGGCGTCCAATGATGGGTTGGATTTACATGATAACGTGTGTGACTGACTTCATTCTCTTCCCTATTCTTTGGGCCATGTTACAAGCGGCACTAAAACAACCAGTGACTGCTTGGCAGCCGATTACACTACAAGGTGCAGGATTGTTTCATTTGTCTATGGGTGCTATTATTGGTATTGCCGCATTTGGTCGCACACAAGAAAAACTAGCAGGCGCAAACAATGGCGGAATGCAACCTGTAGGACAAAGCGTTACAACAACATATGGCTCTCACGGCGGTTCAATGGGAATGTCATCGCCGTCATCATTTAATAGTACATCATCAAGTATGGGAAGCAACTCAATGGGAATGTCAAAACCAATGGGCGGCAAGTCAGCAAGATTTGCAGAAGCTGATCCTGACTCTGTATTTGACAGAGGGTAATTAATATATGGCAACAGTAGGATACGCAAGCGCACTCGGTAGCATCGCAAAAAATGCAATTAGTGGTGCGGGTAAAGGATTCGTTGGCGGCTTAAAAGGTGCAATGATGAGCGAAGCGCCAGGTCTTACTGGAGCATATGCTTTCGGAAAAGAATTACGCAATCGTGCAAACGCACCGAAGGAACCACTTTCATCGGGTGGATCTTCTAATCAGTCTTCTAATTCATCTTCTAGTTCAGCTATGGGTGGTGGATTAACTGCGGGTATATCTACTGTTGCAGGTCAACAAAAACAAAGCAACGTCATCAATCTCGAACAAGTCAGACAACTACGTCAATTAAACAACAATGTAATTAATCAATCTAGACTTATTGCGTTTCAAGTCAATGAATCAAAAAGAAAAGACTTATTTGCAGAAGAACTTGCAAATGAACAAGCATTGCGTGACGATAAACTATTAAACGCAATTCAAAATATTGGTGGTAATGGTAGAGGTGGTAGGGGTGGTGGAGGTGGAGAGTTGGATGCCGAAGGTGGCGGTTCTTCATTTGTTTCTGGTTTATTCTTTAAAAGAATTCTCACTACAGTAATATCTGCGGTAGTAAAACATCCCTTGATTGCGGGTGCGGTTGTGCTTGGTGGTGCCGCAGCCGTGGCCGCCGCGGCGGCAAGCAATCGACCTCGCCAAGCGAGTACATCAGGTGCAATGACTGGTCCTGGTAGTCGTGATGCAGAAAACGATCCAGCGGGTGCGGCAAGAAGAGCCAAAGATGACCAGGCGACTCGTAGAACAATTCCAAGACCTGCTGATTATGTT